GTGGTTTTATAATTTGCTTTCTACCGCCCTTACGATTGTAGCCGGTATCTGTGAAGCCCTGAACAAATTGCCCTTTGTGGAATTCGATTATTCCGGCATTACCAGCAAGGCAAGTGAATACGCCGCAAAATCGGCTGAAGCCTACGGGAACATTGAAGAATATAAAAGTGTAGCGGATGCTTTTCGTGAAGGTATGTCCACTTTTGACACCTTCCAATCTGGATGGGCTTCTGAAGCCTTTGCTTCCGGTTCTGCG